TCTAATGTCATTGCAGATGCTCAAGCAATCAGAATGTATCTCATTGATTTGTCTATATTCCTGGATGTTATATTTATCGCATATTGAGATGACCATATTCACATTCACAGCTTGATCAGTCATAGATCCAGGTTGCAAAGTTACTACCATCAAAGGATATTGAGCCGCATCTCTTGAGACAGCATCAATAAAATCACCTTGAAAGAATTCGTTTATCTGCCTGTGCTCGTTCGCTATTATTTCCAGCTCTTTCATTAGCTGGTTTAATGTTTTTTCCATCCTTATTGAGATATGCTTTTAATTTATCAATCTGTTTTTTTGAGAATTTCATTGCATCCAATTTATAGGCCTATATCCAGTCTTGTCTTTTTTCACATATTCATTGCAATGATCAGAACACATATCACAATATTCAGGATATTTGGTTGCCTGGTCATCCATAAGGAATCCAACTAATCTCTGTTTATAAAAATATGCATCCTTTCTCAATTGATCTCTGAGCTCATTAACCTCATCTAAGGTGTTGGCTTGCAAGTTCTCATCAGATACTCTTCCAGCTGCCTTGTTTGTCAGTTTCTCAGTAAGGAATAATGCTGCTCTGTAATCAACAAAAGCAACCAAGCAAGGAACAACATAATCATTCATTAATGTGAGATAATCAGCTGTCCATGTATTTGTTTCAACTCTATCAAGCAATGCTCGATAAAGAGGAGTTCCAAGAGCTGGCTGAATATGCATGTCTTGACTTCGCTTGATAGCAACTGCCAAGAGTTTTGTATCTGTATTGCTGTGGATCAATCCTAATTTTTTAAGATTCTCCACTGAAAGTAGGTAGTTCATATCTTATCTTTTTACAACTAATTGCTGAATCCATTCATGTCTACACCATGGTGTTGATGCTTGAGTATCTGGATTGGTATACCATCCTCCTCTGTATTTCCACACATCTCTATCAACTCGGCCAGAGATAGTGTTGATCTCATCCTTTGTGTAGAGTCTATTAAGTGACATTAATCTCTCGCAGAATTGTCTTGAGCCACTCTTTGCTGGTGGAACATCAAGTCTTGTTCTGTATCCATAACGAACCTCAAATCTTTCAATAGGAATATCAACCTCTCTGACCAATGACTTTCCCAAATCAGTGACCTCTCCTTTTGTGATGACCTCCCATCTCATAAGCTTAGCCATTGACTTGGCAATATCCTCAATGTTTGTGTTGAGAGCCTTGGCAATGCCATTTGAATCCTCACCATCTCCAATCAACTTAAGTACATTCTTGTCAAAATCATTTAGCTCTGCTGAGATTTCTCCAATGGTTGCAAAGAGTTGATCTTGCTTTGAGAATACATCAGCTGATGGAGTATCCCAAGCTATTGGAAATGTGGCAATCACATCATATTCATGAGCTGGATCACCGTATTGTGCAAAGTATCCAATCTCATCATCTTGGTGTTCAAACTTGCATGAGCTCAATTGCTGTGCTCCTGGTTGCAATCCCACAATCCTTCTTGCTTGTGCCTCATCAATGGTTGGAAATGATGCCAATACAATGCTCAATGCACTCTCGCTGGTCAATACTCCTTCCTTAATCTTAGCAACCACATCAATAAGTGATGCAATCTGTGCTCCGTTCAATGCACTCTTAGCAACATCAACTGTTGCCTCTGCTGTTGGTTGGTCAATTGCTGTTGGCTGTGCTGCCACTGGTGCAACTTCAGCTGTTCCAATTGGTTTAACATCTCTTAGCTTAACTGTTCCAACATCACCAGACAACTCAATCATGTAATTAAGCATCCACTCAATTCTCCTTTGTCTTGTATCAACATAAGTCTTTTTAAATATCTCAAAGAGCTCAGCTGATTCAGCAGCATTGAATGATCCCTCTGGAGCAACACCAAATAAAGATGGAGATACAACTGCATGAGCCACAAGGATATTCTGTTGAACGCTTGACTCAAGAGATTCATATCTTTTATCCAGGTCATTTCCAGTCAGACTCTCAACTCTTGGAGCTTGATCTGCTGATGGTGCAAATGTGATGATGATATCACCTGAATTCTCAATGTTGGATGCTGGTCCTTTAATTTGATTCTTGAATGACTCAGCTTCCTCTTGAGTTTCTGGAAAGCCATCCATGAAAGTTATCATTGTTCCTGACTTGAATCCATTCTGTAATTCATACATGTGGAATTTAGAGATGTCAACATCAGTCTGAATTGCTGTGATCCCTCCATTGTATGGTGGCTTTGGATAAACTCCTTGCTCTTTACGTCCTTTCTTAGCTGGATCTTTGTAATAGATAACAAATGATCCGACCTTATTATTCTCATCAAGAGCTGGAATAGTTCTGAGATTTGTTTTCTCAGCTGATTGCTGTTGAACAGTCCAGTCATCTGATAGATAGTACATTCTTTCATCTGCTGATATTCTTATCATATCAATGGCAAGATACTCCCATCTGACAACTCTTGTCCCTTCCTTATTCCAGGTACCTTTGACAGCGAATGCTCCGAATAATTCATAATCAAATGCCAATTGCTCAACAATCTCATCCATTGAAAAGTCAGAGAAAGGATTCTCAAGGAATCTTTGCAAGTTACCAGTGACAACTTCAATCCCTCCACCAGCAATGTAGTGAGTCTTATTCTTGATTATTCCTTGATGCCAAGCCGATCCATTGAAAAGATCCACTAAAAAATAAGGATAGTCATTCTTTTTACCCCACTTGATAAAGCCAAGCATTCTATCTTGCTCCTCAACTGGCTGGACAAAGTCCTTTCTGAATGACATTGATTCGAACTTATTCATATATATTGAATGTTATATTTTCATTGTACTCATTGGAAGGTGAGTCAATCTCATAGACATGAGCTCTGCCTTCCTCAACCAAGCCATCTGACAAGTCAGGATCAAGATTGGTTGTTGATGTTTGCTGATATATTCTGTATGTGTAGTATCCATCATAATCAAAGTTAACATCCACCCCATCCACAAGCAAGAATTCATCATATCTTGATGTCCCAGTGCTGATATTAGTCAGGATGCAATAGTATTTTAAGAATGATTGTTCATGCTCAAATTCAAATAGATAGTAAACTGGACTAACTGTTGTCAGTTCCGTTACTGTTACTATCAGATTTGAAGAGCTGGCCTTCTGTATTCTCAGCATTTTTAATTAGTTTAGGTTTTCTTTTTTCAAAGATATGCAGAAATCCAAGAGAGACATAATAATCCTCTTGACCTCTTTTAATGTCAACCCATTTACTCAATAGATTTGACCATTGTTTTGATCCGATAAACTTAGCCTTTATTTCCATGGTTTCAAATATACAAAAAAAGGAGGGACACTGCCCTCCCTTTATGATAAGAGTTTATTCAATTCTTAAATTGATGGAGATTGCTGTGCTAACAATGATGTGTAAACAGATGCCAAAACATCTGGAACTGGATCATTTTCCAATCCACCCATGATGATATCATGACCTAATCTGTCAGACTTTAATACTCCAGATCCATAAGCTGAAGCTTCAGCAATCTGAAGACCTTCACCGAATCCAAGAGCAACAACAGTCCCATCAGCTTTCTCAACAAGAGCAACAACTTCATTCTGTCCAAGCAAGTGAATCTCAGAACGTAACTCCTTTGTATCTGATGCTAAGATCATTGTCAAAGTTTGTTCATACCAAAGAGTTCCATTTCCTTTATTCACTCGGATTGGTGCAGTGTAGCTTGATAAGTTAGATTTCAACTTATACAAAAACACTTCACCAGTTACAGTCAAAGCTGTGATCTCATTGTCAGCAATTGTGGATGCAGATACATTTCCTAATGGGAATATTAATACTGATTTGATTCCACCTTTTCCATTGGTACAAGTTCTATCATTGTAGCCAAGAGTCATATTACAAGACATAAGATATTTTTTTTTTAATGTTTATAAAATGGGAGGAGTTACCCCCTCCCTTATTAATTTTTAGTTAGGTGAACCAGTTCCATTCCACACTCCGATTTGGTTCAAGAAAGGTACCTGAACACCAGCCCTGAACTTAGAACGTAGGTAGATCACATCATCATCTTGAGAATACCACAAGTCAAAGTTTTCAAAGTCTGAGCTTAAGTCAGTACCGAATACAAATTGAGATGCGCGTCCAGTGTAGATGTTATCAAGACCATTCAAACCATTAACCTTAACGATTCTCATGTTTGTTCCTGGAAGGATCAACTCATTCAAGTCACCAATGTTAGCTGGATTGTAGTGGAATAAGTTATCATCAACCAAGTTCTTAGTCAAGAAATTAAAGTTCTCACGTCCAGTAAAACAGATAAAGTCATTAGCCTCAGCAACATTTGCTGGAGTATTAACGAAACACTCATAGAAAACATCAAATGCATTAGATGCAGAGATTGTTGCTGTTGATGATGTATTCAAGTTAACACAACCATTTGCTGTTGTTAAGAATTGACGGAATCCATTCATAAAAGCCAAGTTACCTGATCCAGTAGCTTTGTTACCTTTCCAGATTAACTTGTCTAATTCAAATGAATGTAATTGCAATAAGTAGTTGATGATTTGTTGCTCAAATGGTAAAGTCTTATCTTCAGCCATTGCACCTGGGCGAAGGCCTAACTGTGTCCAGAATCCATCAAGATCCTTCTGACAGAAAGATTTCATGTAACCAAGAGTCTCAACTGCAATTGCTCTGTCAGTGAATACTGTGTCTCCAGATGGAGTCATAGTACAATCACCAGCTTG